TACCCTTGGTGTTTCAATCCACACCTACTGAGATATTAAAATTAAAAACTTTTGACAGTCTGGTTAAGAAACAAGAACCTAGTGGTAATTTTGTATTGCTTAATATAACTGAAGACGATGTATCTAACGAAGGTGGATGGCCATTCCCTAGAAGAAGACTAGCTCAGATACAAGTAGACTTAATTAACGAAGGAGCTATAGGTGTGGGTTGGGTTATAAGTTTTCCTCAAGCAGATAGAATGGGAGGGGATGAAGTCTTTGCTAAAACCTTGTCTTATATCCCTTCTGTTATAGCTATGTTTGAAGACGGTAAAAATAAATACCCTAAATCTACTGGAACTGTTATTAAAGGTGAGGATATAGGGGGTATACTGAGTTTGGGAGTCAAGGAAAACCTGAACACTCTAGCAGATAATACATTACAGGGCTTAGCCATTGCTCCCACTGAAGTTGACCAATTAGTCAGAAGGATACCCCTACTAGTAAGAACACCAAATAACGAATGGATACCTAGTTTTGGTACTCAGATATACAAAGCTTTATTTAATGTCAAAACTTACATTATCACAACTAACGAAAACGGTATTCAAGAAATATCTATAAAAGGTATTCCCCCTGTAAAAACAGATACGTTAGGTCGTAAATGGATAAGCTGGGTTGACACACCGCAAACTACTTTAAAGGAAATGGACGTTGCTAATAAGTTTGTATTTATTGGAGTTACTGCTAACGGGGTTATGCCACAGATAGCAACTCCAGTAGGATTATTAGAACCACATAAAATACAATCAGCTCTAGCAGAATCTATACTTATACAAGACAGCCCATACATACCTGACTGGTCTTTAGCTTTAGAGTTATTGATATTTACTGTAGGTGTATTATTAGTCTGGTTTATATTACAGTTGCTAGGTATAAGTACAGGAGTTATTAGTGGTGGGTTGGTTTTAGTTAGTACCGCTGGGTTAGGTTATTATTTGATTAACAAAGGTTTATTGATTGATGTGACATGGACTTTGATTTCTGAGTTTATTGCTGCATCAATAGCTTTTTACCTTAGGTTTAGAGAACAGTTTAAGTTACGTTTACAAATCAAAAAACAGTTTGAACATTACCTTGATCCACGTCAAGTAAAACGTCTACAGAAAAACCCAGAGCTATTAAAACTAGGCGGTGAAAAAAGATATGCTACTTTCTTATTCACTGACGTAAGAGGGTTTACTTCACTAAGTGAAAGCGTTGAACCGGAACAGGTAACATACATAATGAATAAAGCACTTACAGCTCAACAGTCAGCCGTACAAAAATATGAAGGAATGGTTGATAAATATATTGGTGACGCCATGATGGCTATATTTAATGCTCCTATAGATCTTGATAAGCATGAAGATAAGGCTATTGAATGTGCTTTAGAAATACAGAAAAACATGATTGAATTAAACCGTGAATTAGTAGAGGAAGGACTACCTAGTATAGCTATCGGCATAGGTATAAACTCAGGTGACGCTATTATAGGAAACATGGGCAGTGACTCAAGGTTTGATTACACAGCTATTGGTGACGCAGTTAATACTGCAGCAAGACTTGAAAGTTCTACTAAAGAGGTGGGGAAAGATTTAATTATAGGTCAAAACACTAAACAAAAGTCTAAATTTAAGTTAAAATTATTGAAACCTATAAAAGTTAAAGGTAAAGCGAAAGCATTAGAAATTTATACGTATGAAAAAAATTAAGAACATTATCAAATTAGGCATACACTGGGTTTTACACCATATATGGAGACGCTATAAAGTTACAGTATCTTTTAATAAAGAGTACGGAGACTCAGATGATACGGTACACATAACAAAAAAGATAATTGTTCAAAAAGAGAATCATTTAAAATTTCGTAACGAAAAAAATAGAGAAATAGAGTATCGTAGTTCAGGTGGACTTAATTACATTATCGAGGAACTTTAATGCAACAATTTTTAATAGCAATAATATTAGTTTTAGGTTTTAGTTCTTATTACTTATTCAATGAAAACAAAACACTTACTACAAATAATGCTTTATTAGAAGGAGCTATAGCAACACAAGAAGAAGCAATCAAATCTATACAAGAAGACTTTGAGTTACAAACAGGACAATTAAATGAGTTAAGTATTAAAAGCCAAGCAGCACAAAGAGAGTTAAATAGATATACACAATTTATACAGAACTATGAACTGTCAGCAAAAATACTTGCTGACCCAGTAGAAATGCAAAGGAAAATAAATAATGGCACAAAACATATCATGGAAGAAATCGAGAAACTTAGCGGTACAGTTGACTCTCTTGATGACGGTTTGCAGTTGCAGTCTGATTCCTAGTAAACAGATTGAGGTTACGGCAAAACCTATAGAACGAAGAATAGTTCAACCAGTTATGCCTAGAGAAATAGATCTTAAAGAACCTATGTGGATTGTGGTTACTCCAGATAACTGGGAAGATCAATTAGCAAAGATAGAAGAACAAGAAGGGGAGTTGGTATTTTTAGCAATGACAATACCAGATTACGAGGTCATGGCTTATAACATGCAAGAATTAAAAAGGTATATAAATGAACTTAAAGAAGTTATTGTGTATTATAGAAAGGTTACTATTAAAGAAGAGGAGTAAAGATATGAATATATCACAAGAAGGGTTATCATTAATTAAAAAATTTGAAGGGTGTGAATACAACGCATACAAATGTGCTGCTGGGGTATTGACTATAGGCTATGGTCATACTGCTGGTGTTAAAGAAGGAGACTTAGTGACTCAACAAGAAGCAGATAAAATACTAGAAGAAGACATGAAAGAGTACGAAGGGTATATCAACGATTATGTGACTGTTGACCTTGATCAGAATCAATTTGATTCTTTAGTAAGTTGGGTCTTCAATCTTGGACCAGCTAATCTAAGAGCATCCACTATGCTTAAAGTACTGAACAACAAAGAATATGAGGAAGTCCCAAATCAAATGAAACGTTGGAATAAAGCAGCAGGAAAAGTTTTAGAAGGTCTGATTAGACGTAGAGAAGCAGAATCTTTATTGTTCCAAGATAAAGAATGGCACGAGGTGTAATATGCCGTTAAGTAAGTTTGTATTTAAACCAGGAATTATGCGAGAAGGTACTGCCTACGATAATGAAGGTGGGTGGTTTGATTCAAATTTAGTTAGGTTTAATGCCGGTAGACCAGAGAAGATAGGCGGATGGCAAAAAGATTCTATCAATACTTTTTTAGGTACTTGTCGTGCGTTACACTCTTGGGTTTCTTTAGACGGAAGTAAGTTCTTAGGACTAGGAACTCATTTAAAATACTATATATTAGAAGGAGATACTTTTAACGATGTTACCCCAATTAGAGCCACCACAACTAATGGTATTGTTTTTTCTGCTACTAATGGCAGCAGTACTATAACCGCAACTGATAGTGCTCATGGAGCAGTATCGGGTGATTTTGTAACTATATCTGGTTCTGCTAGTTTAGGTGGTCTTGTTACTGCTGCGGTATTGAATCAAGAATATCAAATACTTTCTGTACCTTCTACTAGTACTTTTACCTTTACTGCTAAAGATACTAGCGGTAACACAATAACAGCTAACTCAAGCGATAGCGGTAACGGGGGAAGCGGTGTAGACGGTGCGTTCCAGATAAACGTGGGTTTAGACGTGTATGTTCAATCAACGGGTTTTGGTTCTGGACAATATAACACAGGTACATGGGGTTCAGTTACTGCTCTATCTAAAACTAACCAGTTACGTAATTGGTCTCACGACCATTTTGGGGAAGACTTGATAATAGCTGTGCGTAACGGTGAGCTTTTTTATTGGGATAAAACTGACGGGGTACAAACCAGAGCCGTAGCTTTAACAGGTATAAGCGGAGCTAGTTTTGTTCCTACTATTTGTTTAGGGGTTACTGTCTCGGAAACTGATAGGCACGTTATAGTTTTAGGGGCTGACCCTATAGTCGGGGATGCTAGAACTGGGGTTCTTGACCCTATGTTAGTATCTTTTAGTGACCAAGAAAACCCGTTACAATTTGAGCCACTTGACACTAATACTGCTGGAGATTTAAGATTATCGGAAGGTAGTTTAATAGTAGGCTCAGTAAAAGCTAGACAAGAAACTTTGATATGGACAGACACAGCTTTATATAGTATGGCTTTTATTGGACCACCGTTTACTTTTGGTCTTAATCTAATAAACAATAATACAGGTCTTATATCACCTAACGGGGCTATTACGTCACCTAACGGTGTTTACTGGATGGGTTACGATAACTTTTACGTGTATAACGGTAGCGTTCAAAAAGTACCTTGTAGCGTACTTAGTTATGTTTTTGATGATCTTAACAGCGGTCAAGTATACAAAATAAATGCATTTACTAATAATGCCCATGATGAAATAGGTTGGTTTTATCCTTCTGCTAATTCAACTGAAGTGGACAGATATGTTGTGTATGATTATAACGATAACGTTTGGAGTTACGGTGAGTTAAGTAGAACCGCTTGGTTAGATGAAGGCACAGTAGACTACCCTAGAGCCGTAAGTGAGAACTATCTATATGAACATGAGTTTGGTTTTAACGATGATGGTAACCCTATGACTAATGTATTTATAGAAAGTAGTGATTTTGATATAGGTGATGGTGAACAGTATGCATTCTTTAGTAAAATTATACCAGATATCAAATTCTTAAATAATAGCGGTGGCGGTAAAGTTAATTTAGTTTTAAAAACTAGGGACTTCCCTGGGGATACGCTTACTACTAATAGCACTAACGCTATAGCTAGTACAACTCAACAAGCACACATAAGAGGTAGAGCACGACAAGCTGTGATACGTTTAGAGTCAGATGATACAAATACAAATTCAAGTAATGATGATACTGGTTGGAGATTGGGTGCTACTAGGTTAGATATAAAAGGTGACGGTAGAAGATGAGTAGGCTCTTAGCTACTAGACTACCCCAGTCTATGGAGGAGTCAGTAAAATCTGAAACTTACAATAGATTAATCAGGGTTTTAGAGCTCAACTTAGGTACGTTTGACCCTGATAACACAAGACAGATTAATGAAGTAGAAAGAGATACTCTTAGGTTTAATGTTGGTAGTGTTATTTGGAATACTACTATTGGTGTATTACAGGTTTGGACTGGTCACTACTGGTTAGACATTGGTGAACGGTTAATTGACCTTGGTTACGAGGCTACAGCCAGTTTAGGTAGTGTAACGGTTACTACTAATGGTGACGTTTCTATAAACATAGGAAGTAATAATTCTGGTTATGGTGTAGAAGCCTACTATACATAGTAGAAAGTTGTATATATAATAAATAGATGTTCAATAAGTAGATAATATGGGCGGTTTAAAAAGTGTAGCTAAAAGTCTTAAGAGGTTCGTAAAGAAGAACACAAAAGAGATCGCAACTATTGCAGGCTTATTTATTCCTGGAGTCGGTCCAGTTTTAGGTGCAAGTATAGGTAGAGGTATAGGTGGACTAGCTGAAGGTGAAGACCTCGGTGAAGCAGCAATGGCTGGTGCACAAATATATGCTGCTGGTAGTATGATGAAAGGTGCTGGTTTTGGCTTTGACGGTACAGCATCAGGTACAGCAAAATTTTATAATTCCGCAAATGCTGGGGTTAGTGGTACTGGTATAACTGGATTTTTTGAAGGCGTAGGTGCTAATACAGCTGCAGCTTTAGGTGCAAATGTTCCTGGTGCTGGTGGTGTTGCAGGTGCTCCGGGAACTTTAGCCACTATAGGTGAAGGTTATGAAGGGCTGAATATTTTACAAAAAGCAGGAGCTGGGCTTATAGGAGCTAGTGGAGTTAGTAGTCTTACTGGTGGTTTTGGTGATGATGAAGCAGCGGCAATGCCCGGACCAATAGATCAAAGTGGGTATCTTACTCGAGGTTTAACCCCTGCTCAATTAAGTGACGTTTACGGTACTAAAGGTTCAGGTACGGGGATAACCGGTAGTATGCCTAGTTTAGAACAATCTTATGACTATGACCCTGTCAATTCTAGTATAGCGGAACTATTAAAACAACAAGATGAATACGAATTAGAGTTCCCTGAGTTCGCTAGAGTAGGTATGAATAGGGGTGGAGCTTTAGGCATGTCACCTGCTATACAAATGGGTACAGATATACAACAACTACAACCTATTATGAATGATATGTCACAACCACCACCGGTGCAAATGCTTAAACCATTTCCTTCACTTAGTCAACCATTTCAACAAAGGAGAGGGGCACAAGGAGACGTTATGAGTGCATTAAGACCCGTAGGTGATTTTATAAAAGATAGATTAAATACCGATGAGGTTGATTCTACTCTACAGGAGTTTGCTCAAACTATTGAAAGTAAGTTCCCAGATAATAACGGTGGAGGCATGCAAGGTGGTTTTCAAAACATGTACGGTGGTCCAGGGCAAAGTAACGGGATAGGTCAGTTAAAACAAATAAACACCACAGATCAAGGAATGGATAGAAACAATTTCAATATTCTATCCAACGATGTAGCAAGATTAGCTGACGGTGGTCAAATGCCATCACAAGATTTAGATTTAAGAGAACATGGAGGGGACATTGATGACCCAGAAGGTTCGGGGGATGAAGATACTGTACCAGCATTACTTGCTGACGGTGAATTCGTTATGACAAAACAAGCAGTAGCCGGTATAGGCGATGGCGACCATGATAAAGGCATAGCTCAATTGTATGCAATGATGGGAATGAATGAAAACAAAGCTCAAACAATGGGCATAGGCAGGGCATAATGGCAGAACAAACAACAGGACGTACCGAGCAATTACCAGCACAGTATTATAGAGATTTTATGGCGGGTGTTCCAGGAGCGAACGTCCCTGGCATAATGCCTTTATTGAATCAAGACTTAGTCAATAAGATTCAAGGTTTAGGCGTAGAAGGGGCAACTCCTTATTCTTACCAAGGTCAAAGGATAGCAGACTTTACCCCAGCTGAACAACAAGCTATGCAACTAGCGGGTGAAAACGTAGGTTCTTATCAACCGTATTTTGACCAAGGTAGCCAAATGGCTCAACAAGGTTACGGTGACGCTAGAAGTAGTGCTCAAGAAGGTATGGACTTTATGCGTCAAGGTGCTCAACAGGGTGCTGCGGGTATAAATGAAGCTCAAGGTTTATTAAGACAAGTTCCAGGTATAGCACAAGACGCAACGTTTGAAGGTTTAGGCGGTGTACGTGCTGGTCAGCAGACATTAGGTCAAGCTGGTAACATGATCGGTAACGCTGGTATAGATTTAAGCGGGGCTATGAACCAAGTATCTGGTTCAAGACCGGACTTAGGTCAAGCACGTAATTTATTAGGTAGTCAGGCAAACGTCGGTCAAGCACAGAACGCTATCAGTGGAGCTTTAGGTAATATAGGAGCTAGTGCTCAAACTGGGGCAGGTTCAACTCAAGGTTTTGACCCTAGAGGTATCTCTAGTTTTTCTAACCCGTATGAAGATCAAGTAGTAAGTAGAGCTTTACAAGATTTAGAAGATCAAGGTGCTAAAGCAGACGTCGCAGGTAGAGCTCAAGCTATAGGCTCTGGTGCTTTTGGCGGTAGTAGAGCCAGATTAGGTGCTCAAGAAAGAGAAGAATCATTAAGAGAAGCTCAATTAAAAACTGCTGCGGGTTTACGTAGTCAAGGTTATGAGTCTTCAGCTGGTAGAGCACAACAAGCATTTGAATCACAACAAAACAGACAAGCACAACAAGCAGGTTTACTAGGTAACTTAGCAGGGCAACAAGCAGGTATCGGTAGTCAAATGGGTCAATTAGGTTTGAACCAAAATGCTCAAAACTTACAGGCAGGGCAATCTCTAGGTCAATTAGGTTTAGGCGAAGGTGCACAAGGCATTCAACGTGGTCAAGCTATGGGTACTTTAGGACTAGGTCAACAAGGTGCACAGCTTAATCAAGC